CCCTTTTCGGGGCTCTGACAGCTTAGAACGCTGTCTAACTGCTAAAAACAGGGACTATCTTGGGGCGTAGTTGCTCCATGCATCCACTTGATCTTTACTTAAGGAGTCGTATGAGTGATTACGTGAAGAATGCCAAAGTATGGAGGGATGTGGGAAGAATTATTCTCACTGATTTGTGCCCGTTTTTATTGGGCGTAATCATTGGTTTAGTTCTCAGCCCATTACTTCCCTACTTTATTGACATGCTTCGCCGAAAGCTCTTTACGATTCCGTGGGTTTGATCATGAAGTCACCTACCAAGGTTTCCGCGAATGGGTACATTACTGAGAAGGTAAAACCGACTCAGGATGTTTTGAAAACCCCATGGCGTCCGAAAGTGTATACGGTCTGGCGTAAAAGTCAGAGAACTGGCAAGCGCGTTCGCGTACAGCTAAAAACTGTACGTAGCCGCGCCCCACTAGTTCCAAGCCCTAAAAAGCAAGGGACTCGTATAGTAATTTCAGGACGTCCGAAGAAGCGTGGCAGGGTACCGGTGTGGAGGTCTCTCGTAAAGAGGACCACCCCACTGGTGAATCCGTACGTAAGATCGCAGACGAATACCAGAAGGTTTTACACCTACTGGAAATTCGGCGTCGCACTCTCCTTACCCTACAACGAGGCCTCGTATAGTGTAAACTTTACGAAGTCACGAACTGGTAATTTCCTTCCGAGATGGAGGGAGATCATCAGGCAGGGCGGTAATGCGACAACTACGATGACTGCGTCGGCTGACTTCGCGGAGGAGAAACCCGCGTACTGTGAGGTAACTTACAGTGCTAGGAATAATCCTTCGAGTCCATGGGAGTTGCGCCAATACTGGCATGATTTCACAAATTTTCATGTGATCGCGCCTATCGGGCACTTCTCCAATGAACCAGATGCTAAAGCTCAAGACCAGGCGGTAAAAGCGCTATATAGCAAGATCCGCTCAGCCCGCCATCAACTTCAGGGCGGGGTTATTCTGGGCGAAATCGATAAAACAGCGCGTTTACTAGTAGGTACTGCTAGAAACCTTAAGCAAGGCGTCTTCAATTATCTCGGTCAAGCCGTAGGAATACGGCGTGGCAAAGGTACTGGAGCGTCCAAGCAAAAGGCTCTTGCAAATACTTACCTCGAACATGTCTTTGGATGGCAACCGCTAATCCATGACATGAAAGATGCTGCCTCTGCTCTGGGCCGGCTCTGTCACGAAAGTGATAGAGCTCGCTTTACTGCAGTTGGCAGTAGTACTAGTGTAACTGCTAGTACAGCCGGCGAGATTATCAACAGCGTCCTTAAGGCCAATAGAACACACATTGACCAGACGGAGACTGTTGTTATCTACAAAGGCTTCCTTCGAACCGTGCCTTACGAGGCTGGGTCGCCGCCACTTGAACGAATTGTTCAAATGTCGGGTTTTGACCTCGGGAGCTTCATTCCCAGTATGTGGGAGCTAGTTCCTTACTCGTTCCTCGTCGATTATTTCACTAATATCGGCGATTGTCTCTATGCCCTAAGTACCGACACGTCCATTGTCAAGTCTTTGTCACTGACGCAGCGCAAGGAATCGTCGAGAATTTACTCGATTGTTCCAAACGTTGCAAAATCCGTGGCATCTGTACCTGACAGTTTAAACGTGAAGAATGCCAGGGGTAGTGGGGAGGCTGGTCTTGT